GATAACCTCTTCTGGTCTTCTTGCCGAGAGTCACATCTGGATCCTTCATGATTCGATTGAATACAAGAGCCATGTTGTCACCGTTAGGAGCTGCTTCACGAGAGTTCCTAGCAATATCTTCCTCAGTAAACTTGGCAGATGCTCTTTTCTGCTTGAGACGCTCATCACTTCTGATGTATTGACGCTTCATTTCTTATCCTCCTTGAATGTTATTATAGATGAACAATGTCCTTCACTCCGCATTCACGTAATCTCTTGTCCCAGTCGGTGGTGTAGGTTTGTACTACTAGATTACTGCACCCTACAAATGCATCCATCGCCAGGAAGGAAACGCGTTTAGGAATTGTTATTGTTGTTAACGATGTACAATTTGCAAAAGCACGTCTACCGATGCTATCTACCTTTTCAGGTATGACGATGTTTGTTAAGCTGACGCAATTTTCAAATGCAACTGCGCCGATCTCCTCTAACGATCTACCAAGCTGCACATCTCTAAGTTCAACAGAGGCACTACAAAGACCTACAGGTATCTCTTTCACTTTAGGTAATCTCAAAGAAGTGAGTTGTGTACGCATGAACGCTTCTTTTCCAACAGTCCTTACAGAAGATGTGTTGATTGATTGTAAATTTGTGCCCAGGAATGCACGGAACCCGATAAACTCTAGCTTGGATCCTACAAATTGTGTTAACTGTGTACAACCTACAAATGCACTGCTATCTATTAATTTTACATTGTTACCTACAACCTTGGTGAGTGAGACACAACCTTCGAATGTACGAGCTCCTACAGTTGTAATATTATTCAAATCTACAGATTTTATGTAATCCTTGCCTGCGAGGATATGAGAGTCGTGCTTATCCATATTGTCAGGCATCACAACATCTTCAGGACCATTGTATCTAAGGAAATTTCCTTGGAATACAACAAACCCATTCTGGTCTGTTTGATAGTCAAAGTAGTTGGCGAAATTTGGATGCTTCTCTAAGAAATCATAAAATGCATTCATGCCTCGACTGTGGTCATGTATGTCATACCAGGACTTAGTAGGAATGTGAAGCTGATATTTTTCACTAGGGTCTGTAGTATTCAGGAAGATGTACAGCGGACCTCGTTTTGTGTAGCTGAGCCAGTAGTTATCATTTCCTTCATAAGCTGTACACCATGATGCTTTTGTTCCACCGGTTCTTGCAAGCGATATGGAACCTTCATATGTAAGTGGTTGCCAGCACTCCCATTCACCGTCTTCTTCGATGAACTTCTTATCTGTATCAGAAGCATTATGTGCGCGCTTCTTAAGCATCTTCTTCTTTTCAGCTTCTGTTAACTCACGATTGTTGACCTCTTCGACAGCTTGTAAGAATTCTTCAACGGTAGCATATTGTCCAAGATCGGACTTAGGATATTTCTTGTAATTCCTTGCGAAATCTTGTAGACCATCTTCTACATTCTGAAATTGATCTGCAGTTAAGCTACCGTTCTTGTATTGGCGCAGAAGCCAGATAGCATACTTGCCAGGTTTCTCCTTATCTGGTCTAGAAGTAGGATCTATGAAGATAACATCTTCCCGTTCTTCATCAGGAATAGCAGAGAACTGCTGAGCTAATCCTTCTAATGTAGCGGCCATTATGTAACGTTTCATATGACTCTCCTTTGTTTAAACTATAAGTTTTCAGCACGGCGCTGCAGATTCTGAACATCCTTTTCGAGACTACGTAAACTATCAAGCATGGTTGAAGCTCTCCAAGAATCAATGTTACCGAATTCTAGCGTATTCGAGTAGTCGCGCAGAAAGCGGCGATAGCTTTCAACTGTGCTACCAAAATTGCGCAACCATCCGCCGAATGAATCGAAGTAATCATCCCCATCAGCCTCGAACTTCATTGCACCAATTTTTGATTGTAACGCCTTCAGGGATTGATAGACTTTGTTAAGGCGCTCTTTAAGACGACTAGCTTTCCCCGAACTATACCAATTAGCTAACTTCTCCGCAGGATCTGGAATCTGATATCCGGACTTATCGTACCTGCCTCCGCGCCAATTGTGGTAAACTGTCCACTCATCGTTGTTTTTATTGTATATCTGCCCTCTGTATCTTCCGTTTCCTTCGGTATATCTAGGATCTTGATAATGTTCCTTTTCAGGTTTTGTTGCAGCATCCTTAGACACATACACAGCATCTACAACATTAAGATGCTTCTTAGGAACATACTTGATAGCTGTGTAGTTAGAGCTGTAAGGATCCGAAACTCTATAATCATCATTGTAAATTCCGGGGATCCAAACAAACAGATCTTCGTTGCTCTCATTCTTTATTGCATACACCGGATAGCTTTTTCCTCGGCCTATCGGTTCATGATGAAATACAGCGCTTTTCAAATCGATGTTAATAGCGCGAATCAGTGCTTTAAGTGCATCCTTATCCTTTCGCAACCAGCGAGGAACTGGATTGTCGAACGCAGCAGATATGTACGTTTTCATAGAACTTCCTCCATAAATAGTATATTGTGGTTACATGGTGACCCACACGTTCAAAGTATCGCACAGATCGTAGAAGTCATCCAGTAGATAATCAATCTCCTCTGCCATATCCTCATTCATATCCGGATCTTCGAGATCCTGAAGAGCTTCCAGCTGATAATTGATATCATCTAGAACCATATCTAAGTCTACTGTATCAAATGTATCCGGTAACTTATCATGCAGCTCCTGATAACAAGCTTTCAAGATCTCACAACACTGCACTAGGTCATCATTGAATATGGCTTCTCTAAGTGCTTTACCAGAGTTTATTCTAGCTATCCACTTACCCATTGTATACACCTCCGAAATTTAGGAATCTGTTGTACTACACTAATATTAAAGGTTCAAAATCAAATCGAATCATAAAATAACGCCTAGCAAAGATCTGCTAGACGTTACTTTATTTATGTGGATGAGGTAGGTTTAACTGCGGAACTGATCAAGAGATACCGATGCAGGAAGGGCAACGAGGTCGATGTAGATATCGTTAACCACCCCGTTAACTACTAGGTATATCTTACCTATCACCGTGTTGGCGTTAACCTGATCAAGACCGGAAATATCTGCCGACATTGTCACGTAGTAATCTTCGATAGCGCCTACGTTCTTCATCGTGTCGAGGATAGGAGTTACTCCTGCGTAGAACTTATTGTAGGCCTGGTCGTTGTTGTACTGGAATGTGATGGAGATACCTACTCTGTAAGCTACGTCTTCTACTGCGTTCACGAGGAATCTTGTAGACATATTAGCGAGTGCCTGATATGTTGCAGGAGGTACTTCAAACAGTGTCGAGTTACCCCAGATGTTTGTGCCAAGATCAGGAATAGCTGTGATCACGTTTACTCCTACACCTTCAAGTGTCTGCCACTTATCTAAGAGCTTCTTAGGAACGTTGTATGCGAGCTTTCCGAGCTTCAGGTTGTGCTTTCTGTTGGTAGGAAGCGCCCACTCATACTGAAGAGCCTGATTGAGGATCTGTGCTCTCTGGATCATGAGTGCCTGGAACGAAGGAGATGCATCAGTCTGTCTAGTAGTTCCTACATACTGATACTGGCCCCAAGGCGCAAATAATGCGGAATGCGAAGAGAAGAGAACACTGTTCACATCTGCTGCGCTTGTAGAAGGAAGGTATCTTGCGAGCATCTGAGCATAACCAGGAGTAGTTACACTGTCGTTCCAAACATCACTTCTAGGAACACTCTTAGGAATGTCGATGTATGCAGTAGCGCATCTGCTGCCGTAAGCAGTATTCATAAGTACTACATGTAGAGGAGAAAGTGCTGTGATGGGTACGGTAGCTTCTCCCTCTGTTATGCCGTTGGTGTCCTGATCGTCCCAAGGGCTGATGATTCTGTTAGGATTGTAAGTAAGCTTATCTTTGAGCAGCGAATAGGTACCGTCTGCAGAAGATGTACCAGCTACGGTTGTGTAAACCCACTCCATGTACTTTATGGTGGACATCTTTGCTACGTCTTCAGATCCTGCAAGAGCGCTTAAAGCTGCACCATATGCAGATGTTGCGAAAGTTTCCGATGTTGCTACCTTAGCGCCTACGTATCTTGCTTTCGCAAGTTCATATGCATCGTCGAGCAACTGAGCTGTTACAGGATACTCTGCGTAAGTGCCGTTCTCTGATACTTCATACGCCTTTGTCTCAGCGTTAATAGCGTACTTGACAGTATCACCTGTTTTAGCGAGGCGGAAAGTGCTTACTACATAAGCACCTGCAGCGTCTGCGGTATAGGTGTCACTCTCGTACTTGTATCTTGTCTTTCCTGCATCTGTTTCAGCGGAATAAGCTCTGTAACCGGGAGCAGACTTAACAGTAGCAGTAGGTACTACGGTGATATCAGAAACTACAGGATCACTGTCGGGATCTGCAGCTTTATCAGAACCACCAGTCAATGTGATCGCCCAGCTAGTGTCGGTTGCGGTAGTACCGAACTTGGTAGCAGCATCATCCAGAAGTGTTCCTACTACCGATAAGGTGATGAAATCAGATTCAACTTCGCTCCAGTGGAGAATGCTGTCAGTGGAATTGCTAAGTTCGAATACAAAAGTTTTGTTTTCTACTGCAGTCTTGATGCCAGTGCTATCAACAATGTACGTGATCAGATTCCAGTAGTACTTGGTAACACCTGCAGCAACATATGTGAGTCTCTTCAGCGTTACTTGTAAAGCGTTACCAAACGATCCAGGATACTTTGCCTTCACGATTACTGCGTTACTCTCGCTAGTACCGTCTTTCTTGAACATGTTTTGAGCTTTAGTGCCTGGACAAACTCTACATACAAGAACATCATATCCGGAAGTGATAAGTGTCATTGCAATCTGATAAGAGTTGTCTTTTGCTAATCTGTAATTAGCAGCAGGACCTCTAAAGGTAGATACAAAAGATTCGAGACCCGCTTGAGTTGCAGGAAATCTTTGCCACGTTGTGCGCTCCAGCATCTCGTCTGCAGTTATTCCTTCTGCATCAGGATCGAAGTAACCATCGCCCCAACAGGACGTGATGGGAAGAGCTACGCAAGCGTAAGAATTACTGCCAATGTTGTAAGTGTAATTCTGTGAGATCTCATTGATCACAATCTGTGCCATCTAATTTTTCCTCCTTGTTTATTTTACTTTCTGATTTTGAAGGCTTACCAGGTCTAGAGGGTGCTGTAGATTTTGCTACAACAGGGACCGCAACAGGTTGTGGCGGAATCGCGCTGACTCTGACAAACTTTGAATCATTGATGTATCCGGGAACACCCTTCGTTTCACCAGGACAAAACTTTACGCCGTAAAAGGTTTTTGCGATACATGACGTGTTTTTGTAATATATCATAGTTGTCTTCTCCTTCTGAAATAATATAAGGTTCAACCTTTAGTATTCTGCTGATCAATAGCAATCTCGTATGCAGTCCTTTTTAGCTGAACAGGTGTGTATGAAACTAATACACACCCATCACATCGTATAGGGATCACTGTCTCATACAATTTTCCTTGAGCATAGTAATCTTTCGCACTAGATTTTGTTTCAATCTGTGCATTGGAGTCGATCACCATTCCGAAACGAATCTTTCTGTTGCATTCATAAGGTAGCGTGATTGTGATAAAGTATTCTGAGGTGTACTTGAAAAGCAACTCTTTGATGATTTCGTCCATGTCAGCTACGCGTGTAGTGATAACTGTTAGTGCGTAGCTAAGCTGAATAGGAAGTGCTCTCTCATAATATAAATTGTTGGTTGCATTGTCTATGACTGCTACAGAACCTCTGTGCAATCTCGTGAAGTTCATTCTGTCTGTATCTGTAGCTACTTCTGGGCTTCTTGTTACAGCAACAATAGGAAACTTGATCTCATCGTTTTGAAGCTGCGCAGCTAAACTGACAGCCATTTCAGGATCAATAACTCTAACAAGAGGATTTTCTACGTGATCGGGATTGAATGAATCTTCTAGATCTTTAACAATCGCATTGTCATACAAATAAATCATGGCTGAATATCCTCCTTTGTCACATGAGGATTGCCTCGATAGTCTACTCGTTGTTTCAAGAAGTAGTTAGACGTGTTGAATTGCGATGCAATTTCTTGATCCGTCTTTCCTACTGTTTGCTTCTCGTAAACAGGTACAACCATACAGACAATATGGTCAGGTGCTTGTAAGTCATATGTTATCTCGGTTACTCGAAATACTCTATCGGGAAGTTCACTATATTGACCGTGTATGGTGAAAACAGCATCTCTTTGCACATGTTGCAGATTGAAACTGCAATGAATAAGGAAGGGAAGGTTTTCAGCATTCTCCACAACCCAACCATATCTCTTGAAAGTTTTTGCTTTTGCGTTACCATCAAAGAAGATGTGAGTATCAATATACTCTGAGTAGCTGTCGACAACAGACTCGCCTTGAGCATTTGTTTCAGCTTTGTTAGGATACTGATACTTAACAGGTATGCCGTGCATCTGTAATGCTTCGTCGTATCTGGCACGCATTAACTTTATGTCTTCACCAATTAAGTTTACGGCCATTCTCCTACCTCCGCGCAATCTGCAAGTATGTCAGGTATATTAGCTACATATGTGAGCCAATCCCAGACAAATCTAGAAGTTTCTGAAATTCCATCGAGATTCATCGCAGATCCATCAGCAAGTGCATCTGTAAACTCAGTGTAGCTAGGAGAATAATCATTATTCAACCAGCTTTCTTTGTTTGCAGATTGAAATGCGACGATATGATGCTTGAACTCTTTGACACCGGATTTATCTTGCTTCCACACATTCAGAACACGAATCTTATCGAAATGAAGTTGATTAAGTGTTATTAGATAATCCAGCTGAGCATTAGTGATTCTACGCATATCTGCGTACGTGATATAGAATCCAAACTTAGCGAGCTGAGACAGTATCTCATCTGTAGATAGCTCGTACTTAGTATCTGAATCAATCAGCTCGCCACGCCCATTCACGATGCAAGTAAACAAGTCTCCATAGGTATCATGAACTACTTTTATTCTTGTTCCTGTTAAGACTGGATTGTGAATGAACGAAGAAACGTGTATGTGAAGATGTTTGCTTGTGTTGGACAAGCATTTGGAGGCTTGATTCCAATCACTTATCTCATACTGCAGTGGCGTTGGTGTCATCTATGTTTCCCCCTTTCATGTCCTTCACATGTTGACGAAGTTCTATTTGGAAAGGTTTAAGGAGTTCGGTATCTACATCTGGATACTCGCTGAAGTATCTAGCGATCATATCTATCTTTAGCTTGAAATACAAGATACGTCTGTCGCTATCTGAGATTTCTGGATGTCTCTCAGAAAAGATAAAGTAGCGAGTAACTACGCTAGAAAACGCTTTGTGAACTGTTGGATTATCAGAAGATAAGTCCGCCTTTTCAATTGTACGAAAGTTGGTACTGTTGTAAGACCTAAGGTCTTTGAAAAACAGCTGAGTAAGCTCTAAACTAGACATCATCTCTGATCACCTCCTGATAAGTATCTAATGTGCGAAATTTGTAGACTAGAATTCATCACCTAAGCCGCCTCCTTCGCCAGTAGATTCAACATCAACACCCCAAGTAGCTGCAGCAGCACCCATCTGAGGGAATACTTCAGACAAGATCTCTACAAGTGCGTTGACGTAAGAAGATTTGTCAGTTACTCCAAGCTCTTTCAGCATATTAACTAGCGAAGACGCCTGGTTCAATGCAGCATCTCGCTTGTCAAACTGTACAGTACTTTGAACAGTTATGATAGGATTCATGTGCAGATCGAACTTATCAATGAAACCGGACATGTTTCGTGCAATGAAGTACTTGTTGATAGCATCTCTCCATCCTGCCATGTATGCGTTTTCAAGACGCTGCAATGCGTTTGCATACAGAGCAGATCTCTGTGAAAGTACCGATCCGGCACCACCAAGACCTTCGTTGGACGAGAAGTTCATCGCCTCTTTCGGCACACCTAAAACAGAAAGCTTTTTGTCCTGATAGTACTGAAGTAGCTTATTGTCAGCTTCTGTAGCATCAGCCATGTTCAGGTCTAGTACCGAAATAGCATCATTTCCGTTCACCTTTGGAATGTATATCAAGTTGTTAGGGCTCTGAGGATTTACAAAGGACTGAACATCTCCAGATGCAGTATTGAGTGAAAGCTGCTGCTCGATAGTGTCTTTGACCTGCTGAAGTGTGTCTCTTATCTCCTCTTCGTCTGTACCACATTCTACATTGATGAACTTGATAGCTCGATTCAACGAAGACAACACTACAGCATCTTCAAGCAAGTTAAGTGTCTGTGTAGGCTGAACAGCTTGCTCCATGAGAGGTGCAGCAAACTGGATATCATATATGATATCATTTCCTTCATTATCTCTTGCTGTAAGGGTGTAATCACCAAGCAATCCACCCAAAGAAAAATGAATGCAGGCTTGCTCAGGAAGAAGAAGTGTAGGTTGGATAGCCGTAAGGTCCTTTGGCGGATCCATGATAAAACCTTGAGGTTTTCCTTGATACCAAAGATGCACGATATCTTCAGGAGGAATCTTGTAAGAAGGTATGATGTCAAAGTCAGAATCAATGATTGTATTGTTGTCGAGTACAATACCCTTCTCTGTCAGATGTGCAACCTCTCTATAAAGATAAGAGGTCGGAATATATAGATTGCCGATGGTAGCTAGCTCAAGAATATGATCTCTAGCATAGTAGTTAACATTCCATCTGTCAAACAGATCATTTATGACCTCCGCAACATCTTTGTACTTATCTTCCTTAGGAGTAGCCCATATGATCTGCCCCGCAGTGTTTACAGTAGTTGCGTCTGTTGCGTAATATGATAAAGCGGTACTTATTTGAGAATCCCTTGCGAGTGCACGCATAGTGTCAATCTGTGTCTTAATATCTGCGATAGCTGTGTCAGTTCTAACATCAGACATTCTATACAGTGCTCCGGTCACGATAGAACGTAACCAAGAAGTTGAAGATTGATATTTGTGCTTCTTCGGAATTAGCTTATCAATCCATCTATTGGCCATGTGAAATTACACCTCCTCTGTTAGTATTAAAGGTTCGCACGAAGATCATCATCAATTTCGTACAGCCTGAAAAAGTCGAATTCTTTGAAAACTTTCTTGTTTGCAGACTTCATCTGATGAATGAAGGAGCCATTCAGATTCTCTCCAATATCACCGATGATCAAGCAATTTGCATCTTCCGGTTTGTAAACTATCTCTGCAGAATAACTTCTAAGGATCCTCTGAATTTCTTGTTGAGGTCCGTGAGAAAACTCTCCGGTAAGAAGAATTCTCCAGTTTCTCAAAGTAGGTGCGCCCTCAAACTTCTTAGCAGATGAAACGATGTGAATTCTCGTGTCCTGCAAAACATGATTCAATATATTCAAGTTCTCCGGATCTGCTGCCCAATCAGTTAATTGATCTATTTTACCGTATCCACTGAACTCTCTTGAAAGCACTTCAGGATAGGACAGATAGTATTCAACAGACGCAGGCGAATTGCTGCAGAATTCACAGAACTTGTTGATAAGCGTAATAGGAATTGTATAAGGAAGCACGCCTATCAAAAGATTGTTGAGAGTAACATCAAATGTTCTATCTTTGTACTCAGGCTCATCTAATACGTCAAGTATTGTGTAGAGCTTTCCGGTCTTTTTCACGAGAGCTTTGTATTTCTCATAACTTATGGCCTCAGGAAGCCCTAATCTTTCAAGGAATCTATTTGTAGCTGTATACAGTCTGGAACCGCAATGCATGTTTGTGCATTTGGTTTCACCATTCAAGTTAACAGGGATCACTTTACCGCATACATCGCATACTAAGGTAGTAGGATAGCTAGAAGATGTTTGCCCTACAGAATAACTCTTAAGGATTTCACCATGCTCATCGAGTAATATGAAATCCTGCGCATGGATGTTGTATTTAGCGCAAACCCCATAAGGTACAGTTAACTTAGGATCATTCAAGCCATCTACAAAAATGTCGCACCATATCTGACCTAAACCATTTGTGAAGTGAGTAGGCTCTTCCATCACCTGAACAAGTTTGAAACCTAAGGAGTGGTACTGAGCCATACCTTGATGGAATACAAGATAGCCGAACACTTCCGGTAAGCTGAATGGAAGCCTAGACTGTTCTACCATCTTCACAAACGTATCTTCTGTTAAGTTTGCAGGTACAGGATAACCAGGCAATAACTCGAACTTGCTTCCTGTTAACCATCTTCGCACGTTCACTGCACCACGGTAGATTGCTGCTAAGCTAGATACCGATCCTGCATAGAACTTCACATTGTTGGGTGATTCAGATATCGCTGTAATGAAACTAGAGTTCACACAATCGGGAATGTTTCCGGAAGCAAGTGTAAAATCTTTGATCTGGAACACACCTGTTACAAATGACGTCCCTCCCTGAATCATGATAGATCTAGGAACTAGGTTGGACTTGAGTATGATAGGCAGCAGTTCCTTTGTGACCTCTTGCCCAGAATGATCTGCACCTATGAATACTTTTTCGATCTTGCCCTTATCACTATACTGTATGGTAGCAAGAAGACCAAATGGTAATAGTGTGACAAAATCACCTGCTGTTAGAAAGTTTCTGACAAACATTTATGTTACCTCCTTATATATTTATCACCTAGCATACTCCCTACAAGAGATGTTGTAGGTGATCTTCTTGTGTTTACCGCAGCCATTGCTGCTGCAATTGATTTACTAGGAACCGGCACTCCAGGCTCTGTTATGATAGCGTTCCAAACAGCTCCTGCAAATGAGTCGGACATATCTTTCTCTCCACCTTCTGGGTGGTCTATTTTACCTGTTACACTATCTCTTTGAAGTCGAATGAGTTCATTCTGTAACTGTTTGACATCGAGCATATCTATTCGTTCTTCTAGAAGTACTGACCTCAATCCGTTGTAGCCATCAGGTGTTCTATCAAGTGATAACTTATCTACTTTGAATCCTTGTGCCTCTAAAAGCTGAGCCATGTACTCACTTTGGAATTGATCTCGACTGATATGATCTATGTTGAAACCTTGTCGTCTTAACCAGCATAAAAATGCAGTTATTTTGGCGTAAGGTATCTTATCACCTCTAGGTGCTTGTATATCTACTGAGAATACATGAGCAAATGTAGGTTGAGATATCTTCTTACCATCAGGATCTTCTATGTCTTTTCTACCATTTATGCAGATTCCGGAGATACCTGTTTTATCTGTAGTTAAGGACAAGTCGAGGTGTATGAACATCGGGCTACTCTTCATTCGAGCATCTACAACATCTGCATGGAAGAATTCTTCAATTGTGTATGAATCTTTTGTGCCAATAGATAATATCTCATTGAAGAATGGATTCTTTCTAGTTCCGATACAAGCATCAAGTGCATCTTGTGATATAAATGATAATGTACCAGGTACAGAAATTCCAGCTATGTCTCTCAAGGCGATGTCGAAATCTGATAGAAATCTGACCTTGTTATCCACTGGAACCTGAATGAGTCTGTAACCTTGACCTCGCAGTTCGTTCA